CCATAGTGTCCAGCACATAAGGCACTTCAACGTTGCTATCGTTCAGCGGGTAAGCAATCAGCGTGACGCTCATAGGATGTTGTTCTTGTAAGCCACGGCAATCTCGATTTGCAACTGCTGGAGTTGGTCGTTCCGTCTGGTTACAAATTGATACTGGTTGGCGTTTACGATGCCTTCCACAAGTTGGCCGTTAATCTCAAGCCATACCTGCCCACTTCGAACCATCTCAATGAGCCACTCGGATTCGACATCCGTCAGCCAATCGCTATTCAAAGCGTACACATAATCAAACGACCCTGCCCATACTTTGTCGTAGGTGAGGGTAGCGTAAACGTCAGAGTTGTAGCCGAAGGTATCTCGCTGCACGTTCGCTCGCTTGCGATTCTTGAGGGTGAAGGTGTACGAATCAATCCCGCCGTATTTGTTGATAAAGTGAACGGGTTGCGAGTTGAACCGCTGACACGGCCCGATGCGATAGGTATAGTAAACCGAGAAATTACCTGCACCTGAATCCTCAAAAGCGATAGTATAGGATGACCCCTCTGCCGTTGGAAATCCCACCGACCCTGCCTGACCGTCCGAGCATTGCCCTGACGTAAGTGCCTTGAGGTTCATTGGTCCTGCGCCAAAGCGAGCGATTGACCCGCTAACCGATGCAGGAATGTTGACAGTAAACGTGCGGGTTGGGTAAGTGATTTCCGCTCGGTCAAACGGAGTTCCCGACTGCCCCATGCAGAGGAATCCGTAATCCGAGCCGTACACCGTGCGAGTTGTAGGTGTGGTCAATGCTCTGCTCACGCCGTCAAAAATATATGAGTTGAAGTACACCCCGCCACTCCAATCGGCCAATTCCAACTGCTCCAAGTTGCCTGCAAAGGCGATGTTTCCCGTCACGTTCGTGGTCGTTCCCGTCTGCACGACAGGCGTTGAACCGTACTCTTCCATGAATGTCAGCCTGTACCCGGAATAGAACCCCGCATGGTCAGCAAAGCCCGTCTGCGTCAAGGTTGGCACGGTTGGCGCAATCAGCGTTTCAACCACCCTGCTGACATCAAAGAAACCGTAGTTGGTGGTCGGCAGTTTGTCGCACTTCAGCCGTGCCAGCGTGGTCGTTCCTGCTGCGTCCTTGACATCGCAGACATAGCGGTAATTGGTCGCACTTGTCAGCGAGCCGCTGACCTTGAAGAGCATCTTGTTGTACACGGGGGTTGCTGCTTGGGGCGAACCCGAAAGGACTGATATTGCCATACTATCTTACGGTTGCTACGCTGATGGATTTGCCGAGGACTTCGGCGATGTTTTCGGTAAGTACTGCGACCATGTCTTCGGTGACCGCATTGCTCATGAAGTTGGTGGCTCGTAAGCCTTCCCTCCGAATCTTGTTGGCGATGTTGATGGCAAAGGAACGGTTGGCGGCAATCTTGTCCCTGCCCTGCAAAGGAATGCTTTTGAAGGCAATCCATTCTTGTATGGGTCGGATAGGTGGCCGCTTATCCCTGTACTGAAACGGACTGTTCGGCGCACGGCTACTGCTTTTCGCACCTTTGACACCAAGGTCCACGAACTTCCAGTAATCGTTGGCCTTGATAGCCACGACAAAGGACGAATCGGTTAGGGTGATGGGTTCAACCGTTATGCTCTGGGCAAGGGCATTGCTGGCGATAGCGTTGGCGTTGGCGAGGTTCTGCTTAGCTAACTTGACCACGCCTTCGAGCCATTTGGTGACTAAAGCGTAGGACTTGTTCTCAATAGTTCCCTCCGCAAGCGTTACGCCGAAGTCAGCCAAGGCTTCCTTCTGCACGTTGGTCAGTTTCTTCCCTGACCCACCGACAAATACATCGAACTCCATGCTGGTAAATGTCCAGCCACGAAAATAGTGTCCTACCGCCTCCGCATCCGCTCGGCCTCTTGCCTCTCGGCTTCCAAAATATCGTGAATCAGCAGGGCATAGTTGAGGAACTCCACCGCCTTCATCGCAAAGATGGCATCGAATTTCAGTACGTCTTTATTGGCCATCCGCCAAACGACCATGAGCCAACCGTAGCCAGCAAGCGGATTGGTTACTGGCCCTGCGCCTTCTTCGTCAGGTGCTTGGAATAGTCGCTCAAAATTTGCAAGTAACTCTCGGAACTTAACAAAAAAAAACTGACCACCCCCCATACATCGCCGATTTTTGCATGGGTTTTTAGTAATTCAGCCCGCTCTTGGTGCGAAGCCCCGTCGTACTTCTTCGGAAACCATCCAAGCCAAGCAGCCTCCCTGCACAGGGTTGCCATGATGCGGTGAAGGTTCTGCACAAGTTGCCGCTCGTCCGTGGTGTTCATTTCCATGAGGTCAATCAACTGCCCGGCGGTAAGTTCATCCGTGAACACCGTTGGAATCCACCACTTGCCCCCTGCTTTGAACTTGCGCTTGTAGGCAAGTGCAGGCAGTTCGTTCCATTCCTTGATGATGGCCTTGTACCGCTTAGTAAGTGAAGCGGCAGGCATATCCCTGACAATGGCGACATCCACTCCCTCCACAATCGCAACCACGCCCAATCGCTTGTCTGCGTCGTTCAGGGCAGGGGATAGTTCCAAGGCGGCAATGCGCTGGAATTGGTCGATTGTCAGGTCTTGGAGTTTCATAGGTTCAGAAAGGTTTTGTAAGACGATGCCGCCGATGCTGATGCAAGATATTGACTGAACTCCTTGTCTGCCTTGCGTTCTTTCTCGGAATAGTACCAAGGAATATGCCTTGCGGATTCCAGCAGAGATACCCCACCGATAAAGTATTCGGGCATGTTGTACACCGCAAACGTGGTGTCGATGGCTACGTCAACCTTTGCTGCTTTGACTATGCGTGATGATTTCTGCCGTTGTGCCTCGTAGGTATTGACGTGGGTGTAATACGATGACCTTGGAGGTACGTCATCCCAGCGCAGGGATAGCCCAACCTTGCCGACGAACGGAAATTCCTGCAACCATTCAACGCATCGCACGATGGTTTGCTTGTTGGTCTTGGACAGGTCAAGGTCGGGGTCGGTTACGGCGTAGTAAGGCTCGCCAAGTTTCTGCACCAAGCCGCAAAGCCACGGTGCTTGATGTCCTGCGTTCACTCCCAGCGAAATGACCTCGCACGGCTTCGTTGCGTACCATTCCAAAAGCGGCTCGTAGGTTGAGCCGTTGTCCACGATGTAGATGTCACCAATCCATTCCCACTTGCTCAAATCCCTGACCATCGCCTTGGGCCATGTCAGCAGGTTGCGGTTGTTGATGATGACAGGGACTTTCATCACTAAAATTGATAAACCGCAATGAGGTCATCGTATCGCCCCGATGCAGTCAGGTCAATAGCCTCAAACAAAACCCCGCTTGGTGCTACTGCTGACAACTGCACAAACCAATCCTTGGACTGCACGTCCTCAATCATCAGCACACCGCCTTGGTTCATCAAGGGAGCATACAACTTAACGCAGTCAAGCATGGAATCAAGCGTATGTGGGCCATCATCCAAGAGGAAGTCAATACCGTTCTTGAAGTAATCCTTGGCGTATTGCACGGCTTCAGGAGTGTAGGCCGATGCGATGTGGAGGTGCGAACGATTCCAGTCAATGTGCTGGTCGGCTTTTGGCTTGACTTGGTTGGCAATGTCAAAGAACAGGAACTTGGCCTTGGGTAGATACTTGCACCACATGGCCATCGACCCGCCGTGCCAAACGCCTATCTCCACAAAGTTTATGGGGTCGGTCCGCATCTCTTGCAGAAACCGAGCGTAGGTACTGGTGTAGTTGTGACCGTTGGCCTTGTCCGTGCCTCCAGCGTAGTCAGCACCATTTAGGTCTAACTCGTTGAGGATGTCAATCAGTTCTTTGTCTTGCATGGTCAAAAGGTTATGACAAATTTATCAGGCGCAGGCCATCCCTTGCAGGAGTTGTACACGGTCATGCCTTCTCGCTTCCCTATCCAATGCTCTGCCTGCCAGCGGTGTTCACGCACGGGTTCTCCGAGTTCCCGGATGTGGGAGGACTTGGCCCACCAAAACGTGCCAGCGAAGTAAGGGTATCCGTCGGGGTTGTTGTGGTCAGCGATTTGCGGGAACTCTTCCTTGGTGAGCCAGTACGCACCCACGCAATCGACCTTCTCCAGTTCTGCAAGGCATCGCTCCCAAGCGACCACGTTGAAGAAAATCATGGACCTGCACCACAGTTGGTTGATGAGTGATGGGTCGCTGCTGCCCTTGGTGTGAGCGTACAGGTACGCCGCATCCTCGTTTTGGCTTGCCTTGTACATCTCGGTCAGCGTGGCCTGCTCCCAAGCGTTGGTGCGGGTAACGACAACCTTTACCTTGTCTTTGATAAGCGAATTGTCAAGTATTTCCTTGACTGCTTTGCGCTGCTCTGGTGGACCAACGATGCCCACCCGAATCTCATCCAACCGTTCTATCAGTCCGTAATTGCACAGAGCCATCATGTGCTGGTTCATGATGAGTTGCCATTGGCCGCCGCCTCCGCAGTAGATGTGGTAGTAGTGGATGAGTTTCATAGGGAAGCGATTGCAAATAACAAGACCAATAGCAGGACGAATCTGCCAAAAATCAAAAGCAAATCAAGGAAGGATTCGAGGTTCATGGCGGTAAAGTTACACCACCAAGTACTTGCCCGAGTTACTGACCGCTAATTTGTTGAGGGCCACATAGCGCAGGGCATCGCAGGCGTGGTTGTACGAATCAATCGGCACTCCCGTGTCCTTGCCATCCTTATCCGTGGCCCATGTGTACGAGCGGAGTTCCTTGATGAGGTTCGTGGAATCCTTTGTGACGTGCAGGTTGAATCGCTTCACAATGTCAATCCCCTGCCTAACGCTATCAGGGCCTTTGCTTGCGGGCTTGATGTTGAACCCCAAGCGGTAGATTTCCTCGATGCTCTTGGGTTCTGCGGAATCGGCGACAATCTCCCAAGCACGGGTGATGCCAAACTCCTTCAGCCTTGTGGCGATATCCGAGTTGGTCAGCCCTCGATGGTAGAGCAGTTCGTGGATGAAGAGGTCATCGCCTCTGCGGTACACGGCGACCAAGGCCGTAGGGTCGTTGCTGAACCCCCAGTCAAGGCCGTAGGCAACGAATTTCATTGTGGATGGGTCGATACCCTCGACAACCGTGTAATCGCCGTATATCGCACCCTGTAGCGTTCCTACCTGCCCCAATCCGTACACCTTCCACCAATTCGCCCAATAGGCACTCGTTTCGGCTTTGGTGCGGTTCAGTTCAATGTCGTTGCGAATCGTATCAGGCAGGGCTTCGTTGTCTTGGTAGGTAAGAATCAGAAACTCTGCATCCGTTTCGGGAAGGACTTCCGTATGCGCCCAAAACTCATGCGTTGGGTTGAAGTCAATGTATATCTCCTGCGATGTACGGATGGCAAGTTGGTAGTATGAATCAAAGTCGATGTTATTCGCCTCGTTGATGTAGAGGATTTGCCGCCTTGCCCCTCGGAGGCGGGCTTCCGAATCAGCCGAAAAGAACTCAATCGTTGAGCCGTTGGCGAAATTGTACTGCAACAGGGTCTTGTTCCAACGGTCTGCAACCCATCGGTGCGTCCATTGCATAATCTTGGCAAAGTCCTTAATCGCCCCCCGTCGTAGGTGAGGCACGGATTCGGACACTACCGAAATCTCGGACTTGGGATGGCGAGCGGCATGGTCAATCAGGACCGCAAGGATGCCGAAGGTCTTGGATGCACTTGTGCCGCCTTGAATGACTTTCTTCCGAGCGGTCATCGCCCGAATCTTCTTGATGGCGGTCGTGTACTTAAACTCCATCGCCGAAAAGCGGCTGCTCTATCGTGACGGTATTCTCTTGCTTGTCCACCAACCCAAGCAGGCGGGAGGCGATGTTGGCCGAGTAAACGCCCGAACTTGCACCCTCCAGCATATCCTTGTCGCAGGTGGCCCGTATGCGTGTAATGATTGGGGAAAATTCCTTGTGCATCTCGGAAGTTCCCTTCCGATAGTCCGAAAGGTCAAAGCAGACCCCGTTCTCCGCAAGCCATCCTTCAAAGCCCCGAAAGGTGATAGGCCGCTCCTTATCCCTGTAAACCATGACCCCATCCTTTCCGACATAGTCCTGCACTCGGTATGGGTTGGCCTTGTTTTCGGCCCTGTACTTTTCGAATGCCTCCCACAGTTCTTCGGGGGTCTTCCATATTGGCGGTCGGCCTGCCATCAGTATTCTATTTTATCAATCAGCGAATCAATCTTGTCCACAATCTTCATCTTGACCGCAAAGGCGTTGGGCGAGTTGGATTCATCCACCGCACCAATGCAGTCGCAGAGGGTGGTGATGACCATCATCAGCGAATCCATGCGGGC